CCACCTGTAGAAAACTGAGGTGTTGAGAAATGTGGTAGTGATTGATTAAATGGTACAAGACCACCTTCACTGAACGTTGGTATTGATAGTTTTGGTACATCTAATAGACCACCCTCAGAAAATCCAAGTTTAGATGCCTCTTGCATCCTCCTACCAGTCAGATCAGGATCTTTTCTTGTAGCAGGAGTATCAAATGGGACTATAAATGCTCCACCATCTGCTTTCTGTGAGACATACTCTGTGCCATGACCTATGAATGATGTGCTTCTACCACCATCAAGTGACACAGGATAACCAGACTGAGGACCTGATATCCATCCACCTTTTGCAAATCCTTTGAGTTGTCTTACAGTCTTTGAAACAGGTGCAGGTTTAGGAAGAACACCACCCTCTGACATTCCAAAGAATTTTAAACCCTTCTGAAGCACCTGTTTCTTGAGGATGCCTATTAATATCTTGACACCACTCGTAATCATCTTAATAGTCTTGATAGGATTCTTCAAGAATCCTATACCTAATACTATTGTGCTTAAACCTAGTAATGCTTTACCAAATCCTAATAACTTTTGCCACCAGTTAGTCTCACCACTCAACATCATATACAAACCATCAAGTGTCTGGGTGATTCCAAACTTTGTAAAATCAAATATAAACTTACCAATCTTACTAAGAACTTTGACCAATGTAACTAACTTCTCTTTATTTTCTGGTTTAGCCAACCACATTAGTGCAGGTACAGCAATTGCCATCTTTAGCATGTTACCTAGCATGCCTAGTATTCCTTCTAAGAAACTACCACCTGCTTTCGTAACACTCTTCGCAAAATTTACGAGTGGATTTCCTTTACCTTTCTTTTTCTTTGGAGTTGTAAACTTCTGTTCTTTCTTTGGTTTACTCTTTTGTCTTGCCTCAAACTCTGCTAGTTGTGCTTCTTTAAGTTTCTGTACGGTATCCATGATACCATTTACAGTAGCACCTAAAGCATTGATTGCTTGTGTATTCTCATTAAAATGTTTAGTCGCACCAAAAGGATTGGAACCTTTACCTTTAGGTTCCTCAGTCCCAACAAACTTATAAGTGTTGAGTTTTCCTTTCTTTTGTACTGCGGGTTTTGCCATTATAATCGTCTAGTAGATATGGAAGACATGTACGCTACTTTTGTTCCACCGCCAGTATTTATTGCTACTGGTGTAGGAATAGTCTCTAACTTTGATATTACTATAGGTATTGGTATCATGTTACTGAATGCACTTGCCATTGCCATTTGATCTGACAAACCACCTGCACTAAAGTATGCAGGTTGTGGGACTCTTAAGAGTCCACCACTTGCCATCTCTTCTTTTACATTTTCTGCACCTGTACCTTCACTACCATACTTAAGTAACTGTTCTTCCCTAGTCATTTCTTGGAACGCTTGATATTCTTCCAGAGAAACTTCATTGCCATTAATATATGCTTTACCATCACCATAAAGATCAAGTCTAGCAGATATTTTCTTTACATTAGTAGTAACTGTTTCACCATCTTCACTTATAGTATCACCATCCCCAGTTTCCTCTTCTTTCTTCTTACCTAATACCATGTTAGTGATAGTACCTAAGTCTGGTAACTTTTCAAATATACTATCCATTTGTGTTTTTAATCCACCCAACCCTAGTTTGTTAACAATAGCTTCTTCACCTTGTTGGATTTGTGGGACAAAATCTCTAGCAAACATGAAAGCATCTATACCCATTGATATTGGAGGACCTGCTGCGTTACCAAAAGCACCAGACAAATCAAGTATACCAGAAGCACCTTCAAGTAATCCACCTATAGAATCTCCACTTGCTAATCTATCATAAGCAAAGAGCATGTTAACAAAACCACCGAGGATAGGCACTGCCTTTCCTCCAATCTTTTTCATTAACTTATTAGATCCTGTTCCACCAAATTTCTTTAAAACTTTTGTTATCTTATCATATCCAGGAATCTTCTGCAGTTGTTTCATTATTTTTCCACCAACCGCTTTCAATTTCTTGAGAGCAGGTTCAAAATATTTTAGTGCAGGTTCTAAAATCTTCTTCACCACTGCGTCTTTGGCTCTCTTTGCCATCTTCTTGAAGAAGTTACCAGTTGATTTTAGAGCATTATCATACATGCCCTTTAATCTTTGACCTGTCTTTACTACATCATCAAACTTCTTTTGTGCAAACTTTGATAGATCCTGATACCCTTGAGCAATAGCTTTAGTAAGTCTTTCACCAAGTTCTTTTATACCAGGTATCTTGTTTATTTGATTCTGAGCAAATTTTCCTATCTTACTTCCAATGTCTTTAAAGAAACCTACAAAATTTTTAAAAGGTTTTGAAGTCGCGACGTCATCAATTTTATCACCGATCATCCTCTGGATCTTGCCTTGCTTTGATTTCTTAAGTGCTACGTCTGGATCTACACCATTAGCAACTTGCTTTTTATAATCAGCAATCTGATCACTGTTTAAACCTTTCTTCTTAAGTTCTATCTCGTCAAGATCTGCTTTTCTAGTTTTACCTGTCTCTGGATCGATTATCTCATCAGCATCTAACTTTCTACCTGTATCTGGATCGACCTCTGGTTTTTTATTTTTGTTTTTTGGTTTGTCTCGATCAAGGAAGTCGCTTATCCCTTCGTATGCTTTCAGTAACAATAAGTTTGCACCTATTGCTGTAGCAATCTTACCAAATCCTAATAGTCTCTCACCTATAGTCTTCTCTTCACCAAACAACTGATCAACAGCTGTCATGGTAGCATCAATCAGTTGCCCTGCCCAACCAAACAGTTTCTTAAATACAAAGGATGCTTTCTCTATAAAATCTCTAATTTTTTCAGTGTTCTCTGGTTTAGAGAAGTACTCCATCAACTTATAAGTTGCTGCTGCAGCAGCAATAGATGCCAAAGCACCACCTACAGGTCCTAAGAAACCTAGTAGGAAACCTCCCATGCCTTTACCCTTTTTAAAGAGAGACATTTTTGGTTTCTTCTTTTTCTTAAACTCCTTCTCTGTATCTTTATCTTTACCACTCTTATTAAAGTCATCTACCTTCTTACCTTCTTGCCTATCCTCTGCTGCCTGATCTTTGTCTAATCTCTTTTGTCTACGTTCATCCTTTTCATCATTAACTCTAGTCTTTCTAAACGCTTCTGATATTTTAACTAGATCAGTAGTAATATTACCAACACTATTAAGAGTAGAACCAAGTTGATTTGCAGCGAATATATTAGTATTCACAGCCTTCTTCAACGCTCCCTTCACTGACTTGGAACCGTTTCTCTTAACTTGTTTGTAAGGCACTAGTTTTGCCACTACTTTTGTTGCTCCTTCATGCGTTTTTCTTCTTCTTTAAGGAACGAGATTAACATGTCAACATATAGTTCCTTTTCCCAAGGCATGAGATTATCTATATGCTCAATGTTCCACTTATGGTGGTGCATCAATGCAAAGTTCCCTTCATAATAAGATTGAAGACTAGTATGCAGTAGAGCTAAGCGAAAAAAGACGCTAACCCTTCTAACACTACGTCACTTTCTTTTCCTGTGTTTGGATTAGTGACCTTGATAGTATGAGTCAACTTGGGCATGGTATCAAAGAACTTCTGAACCAGACCAAACTGTGCACTGTTCATGTCGTCAAAGAACTCTTGGATCTCATTCGGAGGAACTTCTGCACACACATATACTTGATTAGGGTCTTGAATAGTTTTTATACAGGACGCTGCCATTTTAAAAACTTCATCAACACGGTTTTCGTCTTCATCAGTAAAGTTTGCGGTGACAAACATGTCCAGACTAGGATAACCCATTGTTATAGAACATTCATCAGATAATTTTATCTCTGCCTTATGTCCTCTAGTCTTTTTAACTTTGATTGTATCCAATGGAATAGATACGTTTACAGTTGTCACATTATCATCAGGGCAAGTAACAACTACATCTACAGTCTCTCCTACAGATTTGCATCTGATATTAAGAAAAAGATATTCGATATCGAAGGTTGCTAACCCCTCTACGGTTGTCAAATCCGTACAAGATATAATAATGTTTTTGATTGCCTCAATGATATCTGACTGTTCGCCAGTTTCAGTAGCAAGCAATAGTAACTTCTCTTCTTTTACAAGGAATGGTCTGAAGTTCACTGTTCTACCGTCTGACGGTAGTTTCAATTTGTACTTAGGTACATTTAACTTAGGTAATGCCATAAATTATTTCACGTCATATTTTATTTAGCAGACTACGCTGAGAAGGATCCTGCGAGGTCAAAAGGTCTTACTTGTCCTGCTAAGAATGTTTGACCAGATCTTGTAAAGGTATTTAAAATTTGACTACCCTCTTGGAAATCTCCTAGAACTCCACCAAAGGGAGCAGGGACTGTCATAAAGAAGTTATTACCTGGATCTGTAATCTCATCTGGTGCATAGAATCTATATCTTTCATAGAAGAATCCTATACTCAAAGTCATCTTGGTGTTTTGTTCATTATTTAACTCTATAGAACCAATATTATATGGAAATACATTTTGCATCTCCCAACAACCAGTCAGTTCTCCTAGATTATTAAACCTAACATCTAACCTATCTGTGTAACTATTTGTCTCCCATTTGTATATCCTTACTCTAGGTGCAGTATATCTTTCATAGAAATCAACGTACTGATTGGAATCTCTTGTGATTCTACTCAACCATGTTTCAAATATTGCTCTCGTATATTGTGATCTAGGTATAGTAAACTCTATACTCATCTCACTGAATGCTTGGTTGGTTGCATACTTTACAGACGCACCTGGTGGTTGAAACTGTGCAGTAGTGAGCTGTCTACTAGGTAGATTCACAGTGTTTGCATAGTAATCTAGTAAGTCAGCAGCAGTTCCCTTTTCTAAAGTCAGAGTTTCACCTCCACTACCACCTCCTAGAGATGCTGACTGTAGTATCGATGGAGTTGAAAAACTAACCGACCACTTGTTTAATGTAGCAGGTGTGTTCTTACTATTCTTAAGCATGTTGCTAAGAAACCCACCTACACCATGCATAGGAGCGACTTTTCTAGCGTTCTGCGGACTAGGGATTGCCATTATACTTTAAGTTCCTTTTCAGTGATTAACATAAACTCCCAAGAGTGATCTTTACAAAATTCAGTTGCTGCTTTCCATTTCGCTTTATTAATATGATAGGTAACAACCTCATTTATGTATCTCTTTGTGTTTCTTTTTTGAGGTTTGGGTTCAAGGGTTTGCTTGAATGGTTTTACCTCTACCAGATACTTTCTATTCTGTATTTTGACATAGAAATCTGGAAAATATCTGTGACGTTTACCATCAGCAGGTGAGATATATGGAATGATAATCTCCTCACTACCCCATTCTTGTACAGATGTTGTATAGTCACACCATTTCATGAACTTATATTCCCAAGATGACCTATAAATAATATTATTGGGGTCACCTTTATACTTTCTAGGATAAGAAGGTCGATATTTTCCTTGATACCTCATAAATATAATATAGATTCACATAGTATTTAGGAAAAAGTAGTGAGTGTTTTAAAATATCCATACAGACCAGTGTCCCCAGAGGGAAGGGATGAAGAATATCCCACGGAGGCGACTGACTATGTTATGTTTCATAGATACAGAATAAGTTATGATGATGAGGCAGACGGTTATAAAGGATTGAACGTACCGAACAGCAAAATATTAACAGATGATAATAAGGAGAGAGTGTATCTAGCAATGCCAAAGGGCATATCAACTTCATACTCACCATCATATAGTAAAGTTGATATGGGTGTAGCAGGTGTCATGGCATCAGCACTAGCAGGAGAGGGAAGTACAGGTGGTTTAAATTTTGATAAAGTAGCATCAACAATAACAGCAGGTGCACAAGCAATCTTACCAGAAGCAACTGCTAATATGATATCAAAGGTATCAAGTTCTCTTAACAACCTATCGGGTGGTGGTGGAGGACCTAGTGCAAATCAGATAACTGCAATAGCACAAGGTAGAGTGTTCAACCCATTCTCAGAACAAATCTTCAACTCAATGGGTTTTAGAAGTCATAACTTTTCATTTAAATTATATGCTAGATCAAAGAAAGAAGCAGCAGAAATAAGAAAGATTGTAACTTATTTAAAAGAAGGTGCTGCACCTAAGATTGCAGGTGGTAGTGCAAACTTGTTTGATCTTGGTGATGGTGATGGATTAGCAAATACAGAGGGTCTTTCAGCTGAGCAAGCACAGCAAAAAAATCAACAGGTTCTTGATAGTATTAATAACCTAGGTGAAACATTAAATCAATCCAGATATTTTGAAGTTCCAGATAAATATAGAATAAAGTTCGTGAGAATGAGTCCCAATGTAGGATCTTCTACAATAAGAAATCCAGAACTAATGTTCAAAGTAAATGATTCAGTATGCACTGGGATGAGTGTTAACTACACACCTGATGGGCAATACACATCATTCAAAGATGTAGAGGGTCTTGATGGTCATATTCATGTACCAGTCATTCAAATTGATATGTCCTTTACAGAAACAAAGGTTATCAGTCAAGCAGATCTAAGAGCAGGTTACTAATGTCAGCATATTTTACTTACTTTCCAAACGTTTATATTGGCGAAGGTGTCAGCGAAGATGAGGCATACAAATATCGTCTGGTAAAAAATATATTCCGTAGAGTTAAAGTCAGAGAAAATCTAGATCAATATGTAACAGGTTTTGAAGCATATTCAATATCTGATATTGATACACCATCATCACTAGCATATAGATTGTTTAGAGACTCTAAGTTAGACTGGGTTATACTCCTAGTAAATAATATAACTGACTTCTATGAACAGTGGCCAAAGAATAATAATGACCTACTAAAATTTGTCCAAGAAAACTATAGTGATGAGAATGCTATTCATCATTATGAAACAAATGAGGTAAAAGATGGTGACATTGTAATAACTAAGAAAGGTATAGAAGTATTAGATTCGTTTAGAACTGTGATGCCAGATGGCACTACAAAAACTGCAGAGCAATCAAGATATCCAGTAAGTAACTATGAACATGAGGTATATCAGAATGAGTTAAAGAGACAGATACTATTACCTACAAACTCACTAGTTGATTTAATGATAGATGAGTTTGAAGATCAGATTGCATATGAACCTCATCCAGAACTAGATGATGTAAACAATAAGAAAACCCCACTGTCTATTGCAGCGAGGTTTGTTGATGTTGCAGGTTTTGTTAGTGCTAGTGTGTCTAGACAGACAGCAGCAACAAGTGCAACTACATTTGATTATGGTCCTTCTGGTTCTGCTGTTACATCAGGCAGCGTTGGGGTTGCAACTTCAACAAGCACAGCAGATACTACAACATCTACAAGCACAACTACAAGCACAACTAGCACATCTAGCAG